AGTCATCTTGCCATACTTCAAACGTTGATAATTGTACTATATGAAATGCTCCCTCTTGTTGATGTATTCTAGCATTAAGATAAAAAAGTATTTTATTTAATACATCGTAGCAAGTCATATATTTTATAGCTCCTCCAGGTGTGCTTGGTCTTTGATAGAATGCGCTAGATTTACAGATAATAATATTAGAGCAATCATTATATCCTTGAGCTTCTGTGACATTCGTTTTACTACTCCACCAATTACCAGCAAATAAATATAAAAAGTCAGTTGCTACATTATCAGTGAATACCTCAGTAATAGGATTTTGGTTTAATATCCCTAAAATAATTGATTGAAAGGTATAGTATCCTCCTTCAAAATCTCCGTTACTATCAGCTACTTTTATAGTTGCATCAGTTTCATTAGTTCGCTCATTATAGATATTAGATATTTCATTGATTTGCTTAGATTTTAAAAGCTCTAATCCATCAATCGCTCTTAGCTTTATTATTTGAGGATAGTCTATATCTTCCATAATAGACTCATTCATAATAATTACACCAGTCCAAAATCTACCAACTGGAGATACTGATTCAAAATCAACTTCAGTACCAGCATTATTCATATAGATTCTAGCTATATACTTACCCTCTTGTTGAGACATTATATCTAAGATTCTATTTCTGTCATCGTTATCTCTTAAAACAAACTCAAAGGTAATTTCTGATGAATGTATAGCAGTGTCTACTTTCTCTCCTCTTCCTTTATAAGATAATTTAAAACCATCTCCGCCTACATTGAACTCACTAATAGAGCCTACATAATTATCTTTCAATATATGTAACTCGTAATAGATGCCGTTGTCATCTTTAAACTTTGCTCTATTTGTAATTTCGTATGCCATTAATAACTATTTTTTCTTCGTGAGTATCTGTCATTTGATAAGAATATATCCTCGCCGCTTATCATTCCTTGTACTTGTACCGTCTGCCCTCCTATCATATCTTTTAACTTATTCAATGGAGCAATTACCTCTGGATTGGTATTAGCACCAGCATATTCTCCCATTAGACCAACTGTTGGACCACTTACAATACCACCATCGGCAAAGGCTGGTATAGCCTTATTAAATAATCCTCCGACTGCTGCCCCAGCTCCAGCAGCTATTCCAACATTTAAAGGAAATGGTACACTAATTAAAATTTTAGCTATTTGAGTAGCTATTGCCTCACTAAGTTTAGCCTTAATAACATCTCTAGCAGCATTTAAAGCAACTTTACCAATAGCCTTAAAACTAAGTTCAGCCCCTTCTTGCATTGAGCTAAAAGCATTAACAAAAGTACTTTCTAATTGTAAACCTATTTGCTCTAACTTTGTTAAAGAACCTCCTAGCACATCAACAGCTGTCGCAGTTTCCGTTATTTTAGATGGAGTTGTTACTCCAAATCCTTTTTCTTGTTCTAGTGGTCCAACCTTTTTACCAGTTATAGTTGTTCTACTTGGTGGAGCTTCTCCTCCTTGTTGTGTGTTATTTAGATTTTGTAGAGATGTATTTAATTTATCTACTGCATCTTTATTAGCATCTATCTCCTTAGTTGAGTCTTTTAACTTACCTTCTTGCTCGTCTAATGATTCTCCCACCTTATCTATTACAGCAAAATATGCTTGATATTTAGGAGAGATTGCACTCAATGCTCCTAGCACTACTTTAGCTATAAACTTTCCAACCTTACCCATCTGTAAAGCCGTTTTAATAAACTTCTCTGTGTCTAGTATAGCAAAGCCCATTATACCAACTAAAGCCGTTACAGCCGTTCCTAGCAATACAAAAGGATTAGTCATAGCAACAGCAGTAAGTATTCTCATATTCTTAATAATGCTACTAATTGCTATGCTAAACTTACCTAATACTAAAAGTAGTGGACCAATAATAGCAGCATACTTAGCAAACTGCACTATATTTTCTTTTTGTTCTGTTGTTAGATTGCTTATAGCAGTAGCAAAATTTTGTAGCTTGACAACCATTCTAGTAGCTAATGGCAATAATATCTTACCAAATTGCTCTCCTAGTTGTTTCATTGATTCTTGCAATACTCTAAATTGATTAGCAAAACCATCACTAGTCCTAGCAAAATCTCCTTGAGCATTAGCAGTAGACTCCATAATAAAAGAATATCTCAAAGCTACTTTTTGTGCTTGAGTCATACTCTTTATATTTCCATCCATTCCTTTACTTAAAGCAAACGATTTTAAGTTTGCTTCAGTCATTACTATACCAAGTTTTTTAAGGCTTTCTGTTTCTCCAGTAAATATACCAGCTAAAGCAGTTTGTGCTTGTTCTATTCCTATATTCTTAAACGATGCTAAATCTCCAGCTAGACCGACTAAAGAGCTAGACATTCCAGCAGCCTCATCTTGCGAAAGTCCCATAGCCGTAGCCATATCTCCAAATAGAGATGCCATCTCTAAAGCACTACCCTCAGCAATACCAAAAGACTTTAATGTAGTTTTAGCAAAAGCTTGAACGTCTGCTGAAGATTCTCCAAACGCTACATTAACTTTATTGAGTGATTCTTCAAAGTCTGACGCTAACTTAACTGCTGCTGCACCTAAACCTAATATAGGTACAGTAACATTTTTAGTTAATGATTCTCCAGTCTTAGCAAAAGACTTACCCCACTTTTTCATAAAAGCAGAAGTCTTTCTCATTCGACTCATAAATTGCTTATCGTTAAGCGTTAACTTAATACTTAATGTTTTCTCAGCCATTGTCTTTATTTAGCAATTCGTATTTCTTTTTAATATATTCTGCTCTTTTCTTTTGTTTCTTAATGTCGGTCTTAACTTTCTTTTTCTCCCAATCAAACTTCATCAGCTTTTGTGGTGTTAGGTTTTGTCCTTTCTTTGTATGTGGCTGTAAATTAACACAAGCCAACCATCGCACTCTCTCCCACTCCCATTGCTGTTCTTTCTCTACTCTATCGTTAAAGCCTTTCTGCATACAGATAAACTCATGAAAGGTTAGACTCCAAAAGTCTTTAGGTAGTAATCCGAAGCCATAACCTATAGCTTCTAAACTATCCCAAGTTACTTCTTCTTCTTTGCCACTTTCTTCGTGGCTTTGTCGTTTCCCTCCGTTTCAAATTTAGCAGAGAATTGCTCTGAGAATACTTCTAACACTTTATTTAGTGCGTCAAAATCTTCGTCTAGCAAGTCAGCGACATCATCAACATTTAAAGAACATTCTTGACCACTCACTCTAGAGCCATCTTTTATTCCGTTTAGGATTAGATAACAAGCATCGTCTAAGCTCATACCATCTCCTAGCTTATCTAAGTCAGCTAAACTTCTTCCAGTATCTTTACAGAATAATCTCAATGAGTTCATTCCAAATCTTACTGGGTAATCTTTACCGTTTATTATTACAATTTCGTACATATCTTTGTTAGTTTAAGTTATTGCTAGTTGGGAGACGTGCCGTAGCACAATCCCCAACCAACAAAGAAATTATTATACAGCAGTCTTAGTTAACTCACCACTGCCTTCTATTGAAACCGAGTAAACTGGAGCATCTTCTGTACCGCCAGAAATCTCAAGAGAAGTAATAAAACCATCTCCAGTAATTGTATAACCAGCTGGAGTAGATAGAGCAAAAGTAAAGTCTACTGCTGTTCTATCAAACATCTGGTCAAATAATTCAGCTACATCAGTATCTCCAGCAGTTGCTGAGAAGTCCATAAGACCATCAGCCGAAAGGCTAAAAGACTTTTGTCCACCTAACAAATCTCTCCAACCAGCAGAGTCTTTTGTTGAGATGTCTATTGTATCTACATTCATTGAAAGTGAAACATTCTGAGAATGCATCAATTTCGCTTCAGCTCCTCCACTACTAGGAGAAACTTTTAGGATTAAATCCGTTCCGTTAAAAATTGCCATTTTCTTTTAATTTTAAAATTTATAATTAGCTAATATCTAAATCTTCAGAAGTTTCCTTCTTCTTAGATTTTTTCTTTGTTGTATCTATTGCATCGTTATGCTGTAAGAAGTTAAAGACTGCTCTTACTACTTTGTAAGATTCGCCTTCTACATATTCTACTCCTCTACACTCAATGTTCTTTTTTATCTTTACTTTATAGGTTTCCATATCTATCTATTTATGTTAAATCTGTAATCTTGTGCTATACCATATAAACCAATAGAACCAGCACTATCATCGTATAGCTCGTTCTGGTCTTGGTAAAATATCTTATCTACTACTACGCCACTATATGTGCCACTAACATAATCTAAAGCTGTACGAATATGACCAGCTAAAGTTACTAAGTCAGCATAGTTGTT